TGTACATCACATGTGAACCGGCATAAATTAATGTAGCCGTTGATCCAGTTGCTGTACCCTGTGCGAATAGCAGATCTATCTTACCTGAAGTTGCAGTTTGATTTTCTACTTTGAATGCAATACGAGCAAAGTGATCCTCATCACCATCATCTATTAGTAGTAGTTCTGTACCGCTACCGTCGGTCACGGTAGCACTAGCAGACAGAGAAGGTGCATTGGTTGCAGTTTCTGAGCTGAGAGCATCACCACCAACTACAGCTTGAACAGCATAGTTAATGTTTGAGTTAAATGCTGTACCACTTGAATCAGTAGTATCAAGACAGAAACGGAAGTCGTTATCTGCATCAGTATCGTACCAAATAAAGTACTCACCAACAACTCTATCATACTTACCAAGAGGTATCTGTATGTCAGTACCAGCTGTTACAACAGTTACGCTGTTAGTAACACTAGCACTATTAGCGTCTAGTAAAAGACCGCTATCATAAAAGCCTGAAGGACTATAACGTACAGTACCTTGGCCCGCGTTTGAATAATAAGGCATGATTTAAATTAGTATTAGTTAATTCCTCATATACGGTTCCGCCGTATAAGGGTTAATAGTTTTCTGTGGTTTCGCACGTTGGGTATCAGAAGTTATACTTAACTCCGATTTTGGTTCCCCAAGAGTTGTCATCATCTGTATCTTCATCAGCAGTAAGGAGAGATAGTTCTACATAACCAGAAGCATTCTCACTAGCTTGTACGCTAGCTCCTACTTTACCTGAAAGACGCCAGTCTGACTCTTCACCTTGTTCAGAAACCACAGCTGGGCCTCCTTGAATGTAGTAAGAAACAGTTTCTCCGCCACCTTCATAACCTACGTGTAGATCTGTAACAGCTCCGATATATTCCGAGCCGACACGTGCAGCATTGTTTTCTACGTTGGCATAGATACCAGCTGTTGCAGGTGTCGCCAGTGCGGTGGATGCCAGGACGGCAAGTGCAATTGTTTTCATTGTTAAAATTTAAATTGTTTTGGTATAAGGGATACCGCGATACTTTAGTTGGACTTTCATAGTCTTCTCCTTAGTACCCAACCCCCGTTCCATGATTGGGTTTCATGCGCCTTCAAAAGAAGGTGAACGGACACGGTCCCTGTGGCTTCTACTGCTTCGACAAGCGAGCCGCCATGTATATTATACTACTGATTCTACACCACAATCAGTGCCATCAGTAGTCTGACCAACTAGTTTTTTACATTGAGCTAGCTGATCTGCCATGCTGGCATTATCGTTATATGGTATAAACCAACGATTACCTGTAGTACCAACAGCATATTGTATTTGAAAGTCATTTGCCCTAGAAGCATCTCTAGGATTATAAGCCATTCCCATGATTAATAAGAGCTAATTTTCATTGAATTTTCGGGTGAATTTTTTGAAGCTTTCTTTTTTTTAGCAGCAGCCGCTGCAGCTGCCTTACCTTTTTTTGTGTAAGGGTATTCCTTACCGTTAACTTTTGGCATGATTAGAAATTAATATTTGAACGTTCTAATTTATCATATATATCCTGACGATAAGCAGGATCTTTTTCATACTGTGGATCGCTCATAGCTCGAACTACTTCAGCTTGACTACGGAACTGGTCACCTTTATTGGTTGTAGCTTTACCTTGAAGCATTCGCCCATCAACACCAATTGCATCATCAAATCTATATTTCAAAGCCTGTATTGCAAAGAATGATGCGAGAGGATTACCTTGATCCATTACAGCATCATACATTTCCACTTCTTTTTCAGATAGATTATCAGTAGCCCACTTCATCATACTAGTATACTTCTCTTCGCCACCAGCAATATCTTTTAATTCTTTAACGTTATTTTCTGTTAAAGTGACTTTTTCTTGATTAGCAATTGAAGACTCATACTCAGATCGTTGCTGTAAATACATAGAAGCTATTTCTTCTTGCTTTAATGTACTTAACTTTGTCAAAGTATCTTCAGTATAATTATCTGCTTTGGCTTCTTCCCATAAAGTATTTAAGAAACTAGTATCTATTTGTTCAGTTTTTTCTTCTTTCTCTTCTTCTTTAGCTTCTGGTTGTTCAGGTTTAGCTGCTTCTTCTTTAGGTTCACCGAGTTTCTTTTGTAATTCAATGTAACCTTTCTCTAAATCTTCAGCATCTTTAAACTTCCCTGCCAATAATTGATTCTGTTGTTCAGCTAACTTCTCACCAACTTCAAGGGCTTCCTGCTCTTCAGCAGAAAACTCACCTTCAGCTTGCTCATTAGCATCATACGTTAGTGTCTGTGCTTCTGCCATTGATTGTTTCTACTTGTAAATTTCCAAGACCAACTGTTGTGACCACTTTAGTACCTGGTGCTTTAATAGTTGGTTTGCCAACCTTCATCTTTGGAGCATACTTATTAGGCTTCTCTTCAAAGAGTTCCTTATCTTCTTTACTCAAAGGTGGTTGGACTTTCTTTGTTTGCTTAACCCGCTTCGGGCGGGATGGCTGTACCTTGTCCACTGAGTTCCTCCGCTAGTTGTGGATTTTTACTTGGGTCATTCATAGGGTCAGATGTAGCTACTTTAGCTTGTTCTAACTGCATTTGTTGTTGTTGCATAGCTTGTTGCTCACCTTGTATCTCTTCCATAGAACGTACAAGATTGAGAATATCTATACCTTGTGAAGCAGCTAAACGTTTAATAACCTCTTCTGGATTAATATATTGTTGAGTAGCTTCTGGTCCCATTGTTTGGGAGATGGTTGTTAAGAACATACCAAGAGCTTCTCTATCTTGACCACGACCAAGAGCATTGACACCAGCTACAATAACTGGATTGACAATATCTTTTGGTAACTTAGGTATTTTACCTGTCTTTTCAAAGATAGATAATTTACGATTTAAATATGGCACTAAGAACTCAACAGTTAATAGACTAAATAATCCACCAAGCTGTTGCTCTAGTTCCATCTGTGTCATACGTACTTCCTCAGCTGTTGTTCTTTCACTCTGGCGTACCGAGAGTATTAAGAAAGCTTCTGATAATCTCTTCTCTAACTGACCAACCATCTGATAAGCTGTAGCAAAGTCAGCAGTTTTACCTACTTGTACTACACCTATATCATCTGGTCTTCCTTGTACAATAGCACCATTACCAGCTTGAGCTAATGTCTGTGGTTTAGTGGTGCTAGATGGTGACACTACAAATACCACCTTAGCAGCAGCTGCAGATCCTTCTACGAGTGCCTGAGATAATGCCTCAAGACTCTTTAAATCTCCTATAAATTCTTCGACTCTACCCCGCCCGTAGGACTCACCATCAACGGTGTTGAATCTCATATGGATCCAAGGGTTAGTATTAATAGGTGCCTTACCTCTAGAGTTAGGTATCACCTGATCAAAGACTTCTTGATTCCACGTGAAACGGTTATTGTCACGTACTATATGTGTATAGACATCACAATCCTCTTCACGTTCTTCAGTACCTGACTCCATAGGTAGCTCATAGTCAGGTAGTACATCTGCTAATAATTTTTTAGCAATTTTTTCTTTTGTGACGATTTCAATTACATTACCATTGCCATCTCGATCTACTACAAAACGGTTTAGCGGATATAACTTCAGTCCATCTTTACCCATAAAGATTAGAGCATTACCAGATACTACCAAATGCTTAAGTGCTTGGTGTATTACTACACGATCATCGGAAGCTGCAATAGCATCCATGATAGTTCTCTCTATCTTTGCGAAGGATAAATCTAATTCAGTTCGAACTTCAGGAGGTACGTCACCTAACTGTGTGTCATCTACTTGTAGTTTAAAGAAACTAGTTTGAGCAGGTAATAAAGCTAGCATTAATTTACTTGCTAACGTTACAACACCTTTAGCTCCGACACTTTGCCATGGTGTTTTAAGATTGTGTACGCTACCTCTTATTTGTTCAGCATCTCTGATTAAATATGGAAGTGTTAGTTTAGCCGCTGTATCCGCTTGGTCTAAATACTCAGAACGGTATCCTACTAAAGCGTCATACCTAGATTTTGCTGTCATTATAATTCAAGTGCAAGTGATGTTAATTTATTTGTTGGACCTGTTCCAGCCCAAGCTCCTCCTGCTCTAGTTAAACCAGACAATGAACCACGGTTTTGCGGTGATTTTGCAAACCTAATACCGGTAGCACTACCAGCCCCTCCTACTGACCTAGGTGCATTCTGCCTTACACTTGCTGCTGCTTTTGAAAGTTGTTTAAGTTCATCACTAAATTTAGATTGTAAATCTTTAATGGTGTCGGAATTATCTACTGCTTGCTGTTCCAAAGTCGAAATCTCCCCAGTTAAATCCTTAATCTGACCACCTAAATCCGTCTGGAGGGTGGAATAATCTTTTTTACCTTGCTTGATTAACTCTTGTGATTTTTGTACTCCTTGTAACAAAGGGGTAGTATCTTCTATTTTTTTACCTTCATTAATCATTTTAAGTACATCAGATCCTGAATGTAATTTCCATAGATTATTAATATCTGCAAAGTGGGAGCTGATATCTGTATAAGAC